GACACCAAACGTCAACGGCGAGTTGCGCTTTGCAGGTTCGGCGCCGTGCAATCCGCTGGTCGCCGACGATGACGTTTGCATCCTCGACAGCAAGGCCATCGTGCTGTTTGCGGCGGCAGAAATTCTAGCCACCAATAAAGTGGAAGCGGCGCAGTTGAAGTTGCTCAAAGCGCAGAATTATCTGCGCCGGCTGTTGGCAAATCAGGGCGCCGACAAGCGCACAAACTTCAACATGGGAGGATCAGCCGGCCGCGACTACACCAGTGGCCGTTATCGCTACAATTACGCGGTGCCGGGCATCGACTATATCCCGTCATAGGTCGGCGCGATGGCGTATTACATCATCAACAATTTTGCCGCCGGGCTAGACCTGCGCCGCTCCTCGCTCACCGCTCCGGTCGGCACGCTGCGCTCGCTGAAAAACCTGCATTTGACGCCGGGCGGTGAAATCGAAAAACGCTTTGCGTTTGTGAAATTTGCCACCGTTGACCCGGCCAGCAAGGGTTTGATCGAGGTCAACCAGAAGCTTTATGTGTTTGGCCCCAACGGTCCCGGCATCGTCGAACCACCGGCCGACTGGACGGTCGGCACGCTGCAACTCGCGACCGGCGGGATTTCGTACATCCTCGACTACGACCTGTTCAACAACAAGGTGTTCTGCATTCTGGTCGATACCAATGGCGCGGTGCAGCACTTCTATAACGGCGTCAGCGTGGCGGGCGCCAACGGATATTATTGCCGCACCTATAAAACCAAGATGTTCACGGTCGCCGGTTCGGTGATGTATTTTTCCGCAGTCGGCGCCGCCGATGACTGGGCCGGAACCGGGTCGGGATTCATCGACCTGTCGCTTGAGGACAGCGACATGACCGACTGCCAAGCGCTTGAAGTTTATTACGACAAGCTCGCCATCCTGTCATCGACGGCGACGCAATTGTGGTCAATCGACCCGGACCCTTTGCAAACACAATACGACCAGACGCTGCGACAGGCCGGCACCATCGCTCCGCGCTCGGTGCTGCAATACGGCTCCGGTGACGTGCTCTACATTGCTCCCGATGGCATCCGGTCGCTGCGCGCGCGCAACGCCTCGCTGGCGGCGTCGGTGTCCGATGTCGGGTCGCCGCTCGACCCGGTCATGCAGCAATTGCTGCGCGATCAGGGAACAGGGTTTATGAGCAGCATCATCGCGCTGTTGCAGCCGGTGACGGGGCGCTTCTGGATCATCTTGCCAGACCGCGTCTATATCCTGTCGGCGTTTCCCGGCCCCAAGGTGACGGCGTGGTCGCAGTACGACCCGACCGATGCAAGCGGCAATCCCATCAACATTGTCGCCGCCACCACCTACCGCAAGCACGTCGTAGTGCGCGATAGCAATAACAACATTTATGCCTATGGCGGCGCCACCGATACCGGCGTGGTTTACGACACCTGTCCGGTTGAAATCGTGTTCCCGTTCCACGCCGGCGAGGAGCCGGCCACCTTCAAGGTGTTCCACGGCCTCGATGCGGCCTGTACCGGCGAGTGGGACGTGTATGCCTCCTATGACCCGGACAATGACACCGCAGAGGATTATCTGGGCAAATTCACCGGCCCGACGTTTTTGAAGGGCCGCTTCCCGATGCAGGGACATTCAACACATATGAGCCTGCGCATGCGTTCATCGGTCAATGGGCCTTTAACGCTGTCCAACATGATCGTGCATTATGAAAAGGCTGAAACGGGATGATCCGCGTCGAAGCGGCGACCTTCGACGCGGTGGCCTACGTCGCGGCGAACCTGCGCGAGCAGGATCGCGTCGAATTATCGGCGACATCATCGCCGGACGGTCTGTATTTGCCCGAAAGGGTGATGGGGTATGCGTCGGCGGCGTTTGTTTCGCGCGACGAGAACGCAGAACCGATAAGCGTCTGGGGGCTGTGCCCGATGTGGCCGGGCGTCGGCACGGCGTTCGCCTTCGGCACCGACCAATGGCCGCGCGCGCTGTTAACGATGACACGGCACGTCAAGCGGTTTATGCTCCCGCTCGTACTGGAAAACGGCTACCACCGTATCGAGTGCCGGGCGCTCGCTCACAGAGAGGATGTGGGCCGATGGGTTGCCCAATTCGGTGCAGTTGCGGAAGCCGTATTGCGCTCCTCCGGTCGGCGCGGCGAAGATTTTACCCTTTACAGGTGGCTCAGTGATGAGCACCGCCGCAGAGCGAACCCAGACCAAACCGGCAATCCAGTTGCGGCTGGCGAGCGTCGCAGACATTCCGGCATTGGTAGCACTGTTCCAAGTTTTCTTTAATGAAAGCCACTATCAGCCGGCGCTGCAATTCAGCACCGATGTCTGCACAAAATATCTCACCAGCGCCATCGGCTCAGGCTTTTCGCCGCACATCATCGCCGTTGACGGTGACAAAATCGTCGGCGTGATTTCCTACCATTTCGATGAAAGCTTTTCGGCAACGCCGCTGGCGGTGATGGACGAACTGTATGCGCTACCGGCCTATCGCGGCACGCCGGTTGGCCGCGCGCTGGTGGGAGCGTGCATGGACCTGATGAAATCTGACGGCGCCACTTGCGCGCATATCCCGCTGACCAGTGGCCATGCAGCGATGCCGACGCTGGTCAATCTGTTCAAAAAATTCGGTGCCGAAGAAATCGGCGTCGTCATGCGAAAGGTGCTGTGATGGGCGGAAAATCTCATTCTTCAAACGACCAGATGATGCAATTTGAAATGCAGCAGGCGGCAGAAGCCAAGCAGAAAGAAGCCGACCGGCAGGCGCGTTTGCAGCAAGGCACGCAGCAGGTCAACGATATTTTCTCGGCCGGAAATTTCGATGATGCGTTCTTCAACAAATACAAGCAGGCCTCGCTCGATTACACGCTGCCGCAACTGCAAAACCAATATACGCTGGCAAAAAACAAGCTCACTTATGACACGGCGCGCGCCGGGACACTCAACTCCTCTGCCGCCGTCGATGCCGCTGGCCGCCTCAATACGCAAAACCTCACCGACCAAGCCGGCCTCAAAGCCGCCGCCGACGCGCAGGCGGCGTCCTTGCGAACGCAAATCGGCAACGAAAAACAGCAGGCAATCAATCAGTTATACGCTACGGAAGATCCGACCGTGGCCGCCAACACCGCCACCGGCATGGTGCAGCAGGGCGCCATTTCGACGCCCAACCTCAACCCGCTCGGCGCCATGTTCGACCCGATTGCGGTCGGCGGCATCAGCGCTGCCAACAGCTATGCAAACAACTACTACACCAGCCAAGGGCTAAACCCGGCCTCGCCGACCGGGACCGGCAACATCAATATCGTAAGAAATACATAAGCCTATGTGTGACCCGCTTTCGATGATTGGGCTGGTCGGCTCGATTGCCGGCGGCCTGATTAATTATTCGCAGCAGCAGTCCGCCATGGAAGAACAGATGGCGGCCAACCAGCGCTGGGTCGATTACCAGCGCCAGCAGGCGCAAGAGGCGACCGCGCGCGACAACGCCAACCGGGCATTGGCGCAGCAAGCGCAGCAGCAGACGGCCGACCAGATTTCGGCGCAAACGCAGAAAGACCAGCAGACCACCGAACAGCAGCGCGTGCAGACCGACATCACGCCAACCGCGATCCAGCCGGGACAAACGCCGGACCAGCTTGCCGGCGACATGCTGCTATCGGGACAGCAAAACGCCGCGCCGGAAGTAAAGGGCGCCATCGCCAGCCGCGTGGCCACGGCGGCGGCCGACGCCCGTCAGCGCATTGCCGCATTGGCTACAATCCAATCCTACGGCGGTTCGCAATTCGGTTTGCAGAACACGGTCAACAAGGAATTCCAGACCGGCAATCAGGGCATCGACCTTTATAATAATTACCGGCGCGGTGATCTGGCGGCCTACAACGTCGCCAAGCAGGTCGAACCGCAGAAAATCCAGATGACGCCGTCGCCGTGGGGCGGCATTGCCAACTCGCTTGCCGGGATCGCCGGCAAGGGCGCCGGTGCCAGCATGTTCAGCGGCATCGGTGGCGGCGGCACGGTTTAACCAGCGGATAAAATTATGCCCCTTCAATATATCCCGGACAACACCATCGGCGACGCGCTGGCGCAACTTGGCAATACGATTTCCAACGGCCCGCAGACGATGCTGCATGCGGCGGTGGCCGGTGAGCAAATCAAAACCAGCGCGCAGAAGCGCATGGAGTTGCAAAACGAATTGGACGCCAAACAAGCCGCCGCCGACGCCACCGCCCAACTCGACAGCCTGACGGAGCAAAAAAGGCAAGCCGGCCCCGCGTGGACGCCAGAGCAGGAAACGCAGTTGATCGGCGCCAAGACCCGGTTTGGCGAGGCAGTCACGCGCGGCTCGTCGCTACTCGGCAAGTCCGCAGAGGACTTTACCAAGGGTGTTTATGCGTCGCGCGGCCAGCAGGATTTGTCCATCGCGCCGGCGCTGCCGGGTTCACCGCGCTACATTCAACAGATGGGGCAGATTGAAGGCAAATTGCCGGCGCCTCAACATGAGGACAAAGCGCCTTACTCGATGGTGTTCGGCGATGGCACCGGCCGCACCATCAGCGTGGTGACAAAGGATGGCCAACGCAATGCGTACAGCGGCGCACCAATCCAAGACGAAGTGCCGGCCGGCTTCAGGCCAATCGGCATCGGTAGCCCGATGGCAATTCCGACGCAGGGCTACGGCAGCAAGGAAAAGAACGCCAACGACTTGCAGATTGCAAACCAGCAAATTCTGGCAAATCAGCAACCCAATGAGTCGCTCGCCAGTCTGGCGCAGAAATACTACGACCTGAATCCGACCAAGCATCAGTTGCAAAACGACAAGTTTGGCGGCCAGATGGTTGTCGGCATGTCGAGCGAAGCGGCCAATCCGGGGCTTGAAGCAATCCACCAGCACCTTGCCGCCAACTACTACAGCAAGGGCGGCACGTCGAAATTCAATCCGCCGACAGCGGGCGCGACGACGCCGCTTCCCGGCGCAACCGCGCAACCGGGCGCCGGCGGTTTATTCTCACCGCAGAGCATGATGGGCGGCGCTTCAAGCGGCGTGCAAACATCGGCGATTCCTGCCTCGCAGGTGCCGACGAACCGCTTGCCATCGACTGCCGATGCAACAGGACAACCGGCCGCCGCTACAGCGCCAGCGCTGCCGGAAGGAATTACGAAGCTGCCTGATGGTCGCGTGGTGTGGCGGCCATCAGCGGCACCGCCGACTGGCGGTGTGAAGGACATTGGTGGTGGCGCAACCGTGCAACAGCTTACGCAGGGTTACAGTCAGCCGCTGCAACAGGAATTCTCCAACGCCCAAGTCGCGAAGGACTGGCGTATATCTGATGAGGCCTACAATGAATTGCAGAGTGCGGCGAAATACAACAGCAAGGCCGCTGACCTGCACATGATCTACTTGCTGGCCAAAATCTTTGACCCCGGCTCGGCCGTGCGTGAAGGCGAGCTAGTGCTGGGGCAGGGCACACAATCACCCGCAAACAAATTCTTGGGCTT